ATGAACTTCAATTGGTTTTAATTTTTCACCATTTTGTTTTGAATCTAAGATTCCTTCAACTTTAATTAAACATTCTTTTAATGGTTGAGGACCAGGGGCTTTACCACCTGAAGTGATAAGTCTTGCACCTTTTGGTCTGATGTCACTAAAATCAAATTCAATTTTAGAACCACCGAAGAAGTATGATTTAACCAACACTTTTACTGCGTCAGCCCATCCTTCGATTGAATCAGCAACTAACCATCTTCTACCTCTTTCTTTATTCGGTTTTCTAATTTCAGGTAAAACATCAACGTGATGTTTTTGTACTGAATAACCAACTCCTGTTCCACCTAATAATAAGAACATAATTTCTGAAAATACTCTCCAATCATCAATCGGGGCAAATGCACAGTTATAAATTCTGTTTGGTGAAATCTCGATAGGTTTTCCTGCAAATTGCATTGACCTCATTGATGGAAGAACTTCTTTGTTATAAACAAACTTGTAGTTCTCTCTGATTTCATTCTCTAATTGTGGATACTGCTTAATATGCATCTCCATGTTCCTTGTCACTAACTCGTGCCAAGTTTCTCTTCTTTTTAATTCAGGGATATACTTTGCGTATTTCATATACACTGTAATATCCGATAAAATCCTGTTTGAAATGTCCATTTTGTAAATTTTTGGATGTAAATATTTTATTAAAAAATCAACGATTTTTATGATAAATATGTGGTCGAATACCAATCGACCATCAAATTTAATAAAAAAAAATAAGTTTTTTGTGAAAAAAGTGTATATTTAATTAAGTGGATTTTTGCTGAGCTTCTCTTTCTTTTCTTTTCTCGAGAAGTTCTTTGACTCTGTCCCTTTTTCTTTCCTCTTGTTGTCCCTCAAAACCTAAGAATGTAACTGAAGATTCTGTATCTATTTCAAGAAGTTCATTGTTAAACTTGCAATTTTCGAAGACAACTCCATCTTTACCAAGACGTGATTTTGTGATGGCTATCGTTGCTAAATTCATTTCTTTTTGTTGTAATGACTTAGCCACAGTAATGATTACGTGTCCTACTTGAGCCTTTTTGATTGAACCACCCATTTGGTCTGTAGTAACAACCTCAGATGAGATTGAGCTTCTATTACCTTGAGTTGCTGTCCATCCAGCAAGATTCAACTCGTGACACATACCTTCAAAGCCTCTCATTACAGAACCTTCAGCTTTCCACTCATCCTTAGCACTTGATTCAGGGAGAACACAATCAATATAATCCAATAGAATCATATCAATCTTTGTACCATCAGCAATAATTTTTCTAACTTGATTCTTGATTTGATTCATAGTCATACTATCAGAAGCTAACTTCTTCAAGATTAACTCATTCTTCATAGTCTCTTTAATCTCAGTTATCTTACTCATAACAACATCTTTGTGGAGAACCAAATTATCTGGTTCAATCCCTGTCCACATTGTAAAATGTTTTCTTTGAATAATCTTTGGGTTGTCCTCAAAAAATATTTGAAGAACGTTATAACCCATATTGAATGCTGTGTTGGCAATCTTACATAAGACAGTAGTTTTACCGACCCCCGTAGGAGCTAATATAACCCCAATCTCACCCTTCGCAAGTCCACCCTTAAGTAGTTTGTCGATTCCTGTAATACCCATTGGAATGGGGTGTCTGTAGTCTTCGTCAAGGACTGTGTCCAAGTTATCAAATACATCTGTCTGACCTTTCTCAACCTCACCAACTTGTAGAGCCTCTCTAATAAGTCCCTCCACCTTGTCATAAGATTCAAAGTCACCTTCAGTAATAATCTTTTGTGATTTGTCCATCGCCTTCTGTAACTCTTGTTGTTTACAGAATTTCAACGCCTTCTCTTGTACAAAAGATGTTCCCTCAAACGGAGCGTCTTTAACTTGTTTAAGTGTGTCCAAAACAATCTTGGCAACAAGTTCTTGAGGAATCTCAGATTTTACAATCTGTTCTAAGGTATCAAAAGTAGGTGTTGACTCGTACTTTGTATGATACTCCTTAATCATCTGTATGATGATTTTGAAGTATTTGTTATCGAAATAAGAACTTTCAATTACATCCATAATTGAATGTGAAAAGTCCTTGTCAATAACTATTTGGTTGAGTAACTGCACCTGAAATGTGTTCCCTAAATAATCAAAATTCTTGTTCATAGTTGTTTTAAAATATCCCCTCTTTTATTAAATACTTACTTACTCAATTCAAAATCCAAATATTGGTAAGATAATTGGTTGTTTGAAAAAATGTCAGTTAATTCTCTTAACACATCTTTCAAAAATGGTCGTACGTCCACTGTATAACGAACTTTCGGCGGAAATAATTTTCCATCAAATTGTCTATGACAAATTGTCTGCTCTCCAACTTTCACAAAAAGGTTAAAGATTTCAGGACCATCTGTGAATGATGTGTCCATAATTTTTGGGTCATGACTGATTGCATCTCTGTTGTCCATCATGTAAACAACTGTCTTCATTTTTAGATAATACTGTAACTCTTCTTTCAGAGCTTTGATGTACTCATACAAGTCCATAGAGTTCTTCGCCTTAGGGTTAAAACCTCTAACGTTGAAGAATCTTTGTACAACAATGTTGTCATTCAAAGTCAAAAGGAATTCCATTTTGGTGCTGTCCATTTCTTTCATAGCGTTTTAATTTTTGTTTGTGTTTCGTTTTTCTTTTCTTATTAATTTTGTAAATGGTGTGAGAAAGTTAACCCAAGCCTCATCATCTTTAGGGAGGTACTTGAAGAGTCCGTCTTCCATCATCATTCTCATTAGGTTTTTATACCCCCTGTCAGTGGGGTCTATTGTATCAGTGTAAATTTGTTCTACTAAGGTCTTTCCATCATCAGTAATTAGTGGGTTTGAAAGGTCTACAATTTGTTTGTTTGTGTTATAAAACTCTTCTCCAAGTATAGTTGATTTTGTCTTGCCAGTCAAAATATTTGATAAAGTTTTAATGGGTTTTTTTTGCGGGATATTTCGTGCAATATCGAGTAATTCTTCGATAGTGCAGGGTTTTTCCTGCACTTGTGGAAAGTATTTTATTAAAGTTTTTTCACCAAGACCCTCAATTCCATCTATGTTATCGGATTTATCTCCTGTAAAAATTTTACATAACAATACGTTATAATGAGGTATCTCCACCTTATTGATTATAATGTTATCTCCGTTCTTAAAGTATTGTTTAGATACAGGTGAATAGATACTAATGTTCTCGTTAATTAACTGAGTTAAGTCCTTATCCGCAGAAAAAATAATAATCTGTTCTTCAACAGCAACCTTACAATAATAAGCAATAAGGTCATCTGCCTCATTATTTATCATTTCAACTTGTCTTATGAAAATCTCTTCAAGGTATTCTTTAATTCTTGATTGTTGATTAAGATATGATTGATACTTATCCTCATTCATATCTTGGCGTCTGTTAGCCTTATATTGTGGGTAGATTGATTTACGGATAGAAGAATTGGAATCCCAAAATACAACCACTTTATCGTGGTTATGCTCTTCTAAGAATCTTCTAAGAATGTTTATAAAGTGATAGATTCCACCTAAATGGTCCCCATCACTGTATAAATCTCTGACTCCATGAAATCCTATTTTAAATAAATTGTTTCCGTCTACTAAAAGTGTTTTAGTCACTTTGTTAAATTAGAGGTGATAAAAATTGTTACTTACTCGCTGATATCGTCTGTTGTTTCTTCTAAAGTCAATTCGCCAGTTCCTGATAAGATACCGTTCCAATATTGAGAATACTCTTTCTTATAAGCTTCTAAAGCCTCCTTAGTATCTTCAATATATCCTTGTGGTACCGCAATCAACTTACCGTCGTTATATCCCAAACCATTTACGTGGTTCTTTAAAATTGAAATCTTAGTTCTGATTGCATATCTTACAGTTCTTCCTCCTTTGGTTGCTGTGATGTGGTTAATACCAGCACTTGCTTGATTACCAAAAAGGAATACTAATGATGATGCTAACCATAGAGCCTCACCACCTTTTGCCTTAATTGTCGGTTGCCCAAATGGATTATCAGGAAGAGCAACCCATGGCTGATTTACAACTACTAAAGTATTGTAGTAAGCATAATCTTCTTTCTTTGATTTAGAGATTCTTGAGTGAACTCCCATACCAATCTTATCAGCAAGTGTTGCTGCATTATGTTGTTTACCACCCTTACCATCAAAAGTCATTTTACAAGGAATTGAACCTACTGAATCCCAAAGAAATAAAATTGATTGTTGAATCTCTCCTTTCTCTTGAGCATCCAATACTTCATTGATAAACTCAGTTACTTGTTCAATGTAATCAAAACTATCATTAAAGATAAAGTCACCATCCCACTCACCGTCAGAGTTCTTCTTGGCATCCAAACCTAATTCAACAGCATGTTCCCAACTCCATTTCTTTTCAGTAATGATAAAGACAGGTAAGTGTCCTTTCTTTTGAGCATCAGCCGCTGCTAATATCATAGCAGTTGTCTTAGAACTATTACTATGTCCCAAGAACATATTAATACCTCCCATAACAGGACCTGGTAATCCACTAGCACTTAAGAAAGCATCACCACAAAAGTAGTAGCTAGTTTCTTTATATTTTGTTTTGGTTGAGAACTTATCTTTAAATCCTCCTCCACCTTCTTTTTTCTTAATTCCCGCCATCTTCTTTTCTTTTAATGTTTGGTATTTTACTTATCTTTGGTACTTTATAAAATTCTGTATCTTCTTCATATAACTCATGAAGTTCCTCTTCATGAAAGGTAACTAATTTTAGACCCAATTGCCCATCTTCAGTTTCTTCTTTCAACATCCCAAATAAAACGGTATCACCAATTTGTTTAGCTCTACCAGAGTAATAACTCTTATTTTTTAATTGACTTAATATTTCATAGGACAATGTTTTATTGTCCACTAATTGTAATTCAATCTCTTCTTTAAATGTCATATAATAAATTAAAAAGGGTGGAGTATTACCTCCACCCGTATAAATTAGAATGGTAAATCTGAATCAGCCTCAGCTTCAGCTTGAGGGTCAACAGCCTTTGCAGGTGCTGCCTTTTTGCCACCACCGAAAGTTTCTTCAGCAACCGTTGCGTCACCGTAAACGTATCCACCTTTTTCAGTGTCCCATTTTGGTGTCTCACCTCTTGCAATCGCCTCAAGGTATTCAACAGGTTTTTTAGAATACACATCCAACCAAGTTAACTCATCGTTAATCCAAGCATTTGCTTGCTCTTTTTCTGCGTGAACAGGAGCTTGGTCTTCATACATAATTGTAGATACACTTGTGTACTCTTTACCTGCCGGTGTTTTAGATTTTGTTAACTCGATGATTAAATCACGTCCTGTTGTAGGGTCAGTGATATCACCTTTGTTTCTCCAAATTGGAATGATTTTGTCCAAGATACCATCGTTCTTGTAATTGTGTTTGAATCTCCAAAACTTTGGACCG